GTTGGTACAGGCTGCGACATGCTTTCTGTTTCGGACATATTCAGCCTTTCCCAAGTTGCGCCCAGGTGCCGAGGCTGTCTGAGCTGGTAATGTAGCCATCCAGCCCGTAGCGAATGGCATCGATGCAATGGTTAAACTTGTCGACGATGATCGGCAGTATGTCGCCGGTCTTCTTATCGACTTTGTAGGAGTAGTGGCGGAATTCATCGGCGGTGTGTTTGCAGCGCTCATGGATGATGATTTCCTCAAAACCTTTCAGGTAGGTGACGCCATCCTCAACGCTACCTTTCCACTTTGCGGCCGCATCAATCGAGAAGCCCTGGCGCGCCAGATAGCTGATGGTTTCCGGTCGGGAGTTATCACCTTTGACCGGCCATTTGCGCACTTCAGGAATGGAGTCGTAGAACTGCGGCATCTCATCCAGCTCCACGCCGACGCCATATGCCTCGTATTCGATATAGAGCCGGGTGTCGATCATGAACATGCGGATAAGCGTGCTCGGGTCATTTGCAAAGCCGAAGTCAGCGCCAAAGAACAGGCGATCGGCTTGTTGCCACAGGTCATCAGGGAACGCTTCTACCCGATACCGGTTACGGAAGATGACTGAATCGCTAATCGACTTCGGCTTGCCCAGCCAGATGTGTTCATACGCTTCATAATCAACGCGCTTGCAGTACTCCATCTCTTTGCGGAGCGTGTCCGGCAGGTACGGGTTGTCGTAGTAGTTCACCTCAACCGTAATGCTGTCGTCCGGTGGAGTAACGATGAAGCGCTGATAGGTCGGGTCTGACTCTTCGCCGGGGTTAAACGTCACCCATATCTCAGAGCCTTCCTTGCGGATGGTGGGTATCAGGATTGCCCATGAGTCAGAGGAAACAGACTGCGCCTCTTCCACCCAGCAGATGTCCACGCCCTCGGTAGACTTGATACCCAGAGGATCGAAGCGCAGCCCCTTGAACAGGAACTCACTGCCTGAAGCGCTGGTGATTGTCTCGTTGGTTATGCGGAACCATGGATTAAGGCCGAGCATCTCGATCTGGTCTTTCAGCAGCTTGTGTACTGAGTCCTTAATCGAGTTCTGCACCTCACGAGTGCAGAGTATGCGGATCTTCTTGCTGGCGGCCATGATGACCAGCGCGCGGGCCGCAGCCCATGATTTAGCGCCACCTCGCCCGCCGTGGAATGTCTTATATCGCTTGGGCTGGAAGAGTGGTTTGAACTTAGGTGCAAAGCTAAGTCTCGTCTCCGCTGCTGTCATCTTCCGCTCCGAAGCTAATCACGAATGATGGCGTGGCAAGAGGAAGGCCATTAGCGCCAACCAGTTCGTTTTTAACGTTGTCTTTGAAGGCTTGCACTGTTACGTGCTTGCCAAGCAATTCGAGGTTCTTAACCTTGTCAGGCCACTTAATCTTTTTCAGCAGTCCTGCAGCATCGCCAGCCATCTCGGTAACATCCATACCTGACAGGGTTGTGCGCCAGACTTTGGGCCAATCTTTGATGGGCTTCAGCTCACCGTTGGCGTTGAGGATGTCGAGCACGTCCATTTCGTCGATTTCAATGAGCCGCCTCAATACATAAGCAGCATCAACACTAACCTGCTCATTGCGATCGGCTTTAAGTTCGGCGATTCTGTTTTGGATGTCAGGTTTAGTTAGGTTCTCGCAACCTGATGCGCGGGCGGTCTTTTCGCTGTACCCCGCCCGAATGGCCGCTTGCGTGGCGTTCAAATCGATGAGGTACTCGCGACAGAACATTTCTTGTTTGTCGGTGAGTGCCATATTTATACCTAAGGAGAGGAATTAATGAGTACATCTGGTGATCTAAACGCAATTCTCAATCAGCTTTTAACTGACAACCTGTCGCTTAAGCTTTTGCTTTTAGCAGTGCTACGGGATAAATCAGTTGAAGAGTTAAATGCCTACGTTATGCAAACTGAGCTTCGAACTAATCACGCTGTTAATAACCATCCAGATCCTGAGGGAGCAAAGAATGTTCAGGCTGCTGGCAATTCAGCAGTTGATACGCTCAGGACTTTAATAGCCGAGAAGAGCGCTAGTCTGTAGTCATTATCGAAGCCGCTCAGTGAGTGGCTTCTGTAATGATTAAGCTTCAGCAAGTCCGTTCTTGATGGCCTCATCTCGCGCCATCATACTTGCAAATCGCATAAGCAGAGAGGAGAGCACATAGACCACCGCAGTGAATATGAATCCGCCATAGCCAAGCAAAACAACCATGGCAGTAAAATCAATCCAGCCCACCACCTTTCCAACTACTCCGCGCCGTTTAGCGCAGGCCTTCAAGAAAGTAGCAAACTTGGCTTTAGTCTCTCCATCTTTGGTTGTGTCAAATACGGACGACACGCAAATGATGATAAACGCCATAGGAATGGCTATCAGGGAAAGGATCCAGATAGCTGTTACAGACAGAGTAACCAGACCTTTCATCGGATAGAAAATACCGACAATCAGCAAGGCAAGTAATGTGAATGAAGTGGCATAGGCTATTAATCTACTCATTGCGGTTTACCTTTATTTGAGATGAGCCTTTGACGCACAGGAGATCAACCCGTCGAGGCTCGCCAGCACTGGCTGACTTCCCCAAAGGCTCATCTCAAATGGTCAGGTTTCGACGTGGATGAATGCGCGTGCGAGGCGCACAGGAAAGCCCCGCTATGACGAGGCTCGATTACTTAAGGCATTGCTCTCTGATGTACTGCTGCAATCCGGCTATTTGCTTTCCGGCAACTTCGATTCGCTCTCTGATGGTGAAATAATCCCGCTGAGCGGCGTCAGTAAGTCGGGCGATGGCTGCATAATCCATGCCGGCGGCTCCGGAGGAGGATTGCTTCTGGCAGGTTGCGTTGAGCTGCAGCCGGCGCTTGCCAGTAGCAACATCATCATGCAGCTGATCGATAGTGGCTTTAGCACTTGCTAGCTCCTTCGTGTATTTCGCATCAAGAGCAGCAACACTTTGCTGCCGGCGCTGCATATCGGTGATGGTTTCCTGACGTTCGGTTGCCAGACTGTCCGCAGAAACAAACTTGCCGTGATAGTAGCTGGCTGTTTTAGCCATACCAGCACAGAGCAGAAGCAATGCTGCTGTTGCGAGCACCTTCCAGTTATCAGCCAGCCATTTCATTACTCACCTACCGGCGCAGCCTGAATTATCACCGTCCCGCCATCCTTGTTAGCTTTATCAACAGCACCCGGATCGATTGCTATTGAGCATTGCTTGCTGGAGCGGAGGAACTCGTTTTCTTTCTGCAATGAGTTAGCGCGAGTCTCGGCAGTAGAGCGCCGGCGGCTCTCTTCGTCGAGCGTGGTTGCCAGGCTATCAAGTCGCTTCGTAATCGGCTCCAAACCCTCAGCAAACTTCATGTTCCGCTCATTCGCCAGGATGAATTGCTCACGTAGTCGGTTGTTTCGATCTGTGAGGTTGGCATTGTCATACCACAGCTTGCCAACGAACCCGATGATGATTACAGAGAAGATGACGGGGATGAACCGGCGATATCTCGCCATTCTCGCTTTACCAGTCATAGGAGCACCTGCTCTGCAATCCGAGTGCGCGCAATGCGATCTGCCAGCCCGTTTGTGCCGCCATTAATACGGTGGGTCAGCCCGGACACGTCAGAAGCATCAGCGAAGCGGTTGCAGTCGTTGGCCCGCCAGAACCAGCCAGCCGAGCGAGCGGCATTGACGTCTTCCAGCAGTAAATCGGGATTAGACAGAAGCGGCAGGTTTAATGCTTTCCCGCAGGCTTCGTAGTTATCGCGGAACGTGACCTGCTTCAGTCCACGTCCACGATATTTCCAGCCATCTCCATTCAGGTTGTTACCATACCGGCCGCCGTAAACAATATTGGCAATGGCAGCCTGTCGTTCCTGCGATAAGGCTGGCTCACCCGACTTGCGTCCGAGCTGCTCACGCTGTGCAGCAGTAAGACGGGATCCGAAGATAGCCAGGCCGGCAACTGAGTAATTAAGGCTTTCCCTGATTACAGTGAACCCGCCTGACTCCGTACCAACCTGTGCAATGAAGTAAGCCTGGCGCTTTGGTGTATCAATGCCGAATTCTTTCATTGCAGCCAGAACGTGTGGATACCACCGGCTGGCTAGCGCATCAGAAATAGATGCAGCCTTTTTAAACTGGTCTCTGGTCATCATTCAGCAACTCCCGAATCTCCTGCAGCTTTCTGCAGGAAACGCTTTTCAAGGGTTTTAATCAGAGATGAGCCGGACCAGCCAGCCATACCACAGATTGCGCCGGTGACTTCCTGCGGCCACTGCCAGTAGATGGCGAGCAGCATCATGAGGAAACCGGCAAACACGGAGACGATCATCTGAAGACACAGGGTGCGCCAACTGAAGGCGTCCCCGCTTAATACCTTGTAGGCGTATGCTGCTATCGAACCGAGGACTGTCATCCCCAGAGCGATCATGGCGGCGAATAAGCCCGGATCTGATTTATATGGCATGCGACGCATTCCTACCCCCTGATACGGGGACTTATCCTGTTTAGGAATTGATGACATTGTGAACAGAACAAGCCCGGTTAAACTTCCCACTGTCACCTGAGAAACCTTCCCGAGCTTTCCCGCCGTCTAATGCCCGACGCAGCCTTAGTTGATCACAATGAGAATCCCGCGATTGCGGATATCCACCGTAGAAAAAAGCGCCCGCACAAAAGACACAGGATGAAGTGTGAGGAAATCCATTGGGCGCTGAAATGAAAAAAGGCCGCTCTAATGGCGACCTTCTGAAATAGTTTAGTGATGTTACTTATCCGCTACAGGGTATGCGGTGATTCTTATCCCCTATCGAGGATAGAAATAAAAAAGCCCCGCCGACTGGTGAGGTCGCGAGGCTCTTTGGCATCCACATTTATGCAACTGACCGGTAAAGCTGCGATCTGTTCGCTTCACTTCCCGATCATGCCGTTAATGTGCCAGGTCGCATGCCCTTTGTCTTTGGCAATTCGTGCTATTTTGTATAATCACGCAGCGATTTTAGGAATATCCTTCTCCATTTCTCGCTTAATTGCATAAAACATTTCTCCTTCGATGATATCCATCGCCCATTCCATTCTGTTGCGGGCCTCTTTTGGTGAGATGCTGCAGTAATAAATCAGGGATGAGCCGATATTTTGCACGCTCTTGCGCTTGCAGTATCGTAATCTGGCTACGTTCCGAAGCGGGTTATCCCTTCCGAATGTCTTTACCATGACTGATTCAACAAAGGCGGCATCATCTGATTCTTTGGCGAGAGCGATGATGTTTGCCGTTGATGACTGAGGGATAAGCAGGTCACGCGCCTTGCGGAATAACTCTTCACCACGCAGCCCTTCACAATGCAGCTGTGACACGATTTTCTCTATCTGCTTGCCCTTCTGCTCACTCCACTCACAGCGCATCATCAGCCGGCCAATCACGTTAACCTCTGCGCGGTCGTAATCTTCCCCGCCCAGGTGATCGCCCCATACGCCCAGCAGATGCCTGACCCAAGCCTGCTGAGATTTGTTGATGGTCTTCCAGCCATTGCCGAATAACCGGCGCATGTCCGCTGCTGTCCTGACGCCTGACAGCCTGACGATTTGCTGATAGTCACGCTCAATGCGCATGCTTAACCCCCATCATCTTCGCCGTGTTCCGGATTATCCGGTAGTTGATCTCGTACATGCCGCGCATCTTGAGAATGCGAAGGCGGAGCCACTTCTCTCTGAGGTATTCGGTCATGCTGCACGCTCCTGCAAATATTTTTCGAACCAGAACACAATTGGTGATGGTGTTACCTTCACCTGACCGAAACGCTCTGCAGTACGGAAATTGACGTTATACAGCCTTGCCCGCTCAGCCTGCTCTGCGATCTGCTCTCTGAAAACTTCCAGGGTGAAAGTCGCTTTGAATAAGTTGCAGGGTGCGCACGCGGGGAAAAGGTTTTCCATTACGTCATTCTCAGGGCGCCAGTGGTCGCCAGTAGCTATTGCCCGGCGCGTTCCATCCTGACGGCGTGGGCCAAACTCCCATTTGCGCAATGCAGCCTCTACATGGTCGGCATGCCAGCCCTTCTCAGGTAGTTCGCATCCACAGTAGGCGCAGCGTCCGCCAAATTTGAGGCGCAACACGCCACGCCGTTTAGGTGATAACTTCATGCTGCCTCTCTTTGCTTATTCAGTTCACGCAGAGCCGCCCTGTAACGCGCTCGTATCGCGTCCAGCTCTTCTCTGGTGTATCGGTGAGGTTCGTTGTTTGATTCGAGCGCCAGAACGCGCTGAAGGCCTATTCTGGTGATGAGGTTAATTCTGTATGGACCAATTGCGCCGGAGTGATGCAAGTTGCAGGCTGCGCACTGGCTGTGAACATTGTCCTCATTGAAACGTAACTGCGAAGCCGCTGCTGTTGTCCTGTAATGCCCTGCGTGATAGCTCACTGCTGTTGTGCTGCCACAGCTAATGCAGATATTCCCGTCCCGCGCCCTGATGTAGTCGTTAAACGCCCGCTGGGTCATGTTCATCCAGTGGCTTAACGGCTTCACATCGGCTTTGCGTTTGTTCCATGCAGCGCGCTGCTCTTTCTCCAGGCGCTTTTGCTTGCGCTCGGATATCTGGTTAGCGAGTTGGATGGCACATTTGGGAGAACAGACGGTCTGGAGGCTATTGCGGGGGATAAACTTTTCAGGACAGCATTTGCATTTCTTCGGCTTCGGCTTGGTGCCTTTAGCCATTGTCACCTCGACTCACAATGATAATTTCAGTTTCAAAAGGAGGCTCACCACCGTTAATCATCATGTGACCGAAGGTGGACATCAACACCCATAGCTGCCACTTGGAATATCCACTCTCATCTGCGATTGGTTCGCTATATGGGGGCAGTGATTTGGCTATGGCGCTCAACTCGTCATGCTGCCTACGGAGTTCTTTTCTTCCTACGTCCGTGAGCTTAATTTTAACGTGTTCATTCACATCAAATTTCATCACTTTCTCCTGTCATGTCGAAGTTCGGATCGAGCAGTAGCCACAGGTCGAGGCATGAGCCACAGGCGTAGACTTCGGTATCCAGCAATAGAGCACCACAGCCAGCGCATGCAGAAGCAGATTGCACGCCATCGCCAGTAGGCCGATTTGATTGGCTGGCCCCGTTCGTGTTCTTCATAGCGGTAATCTACCTCGCACGATTCGCAATTTTGGCCGTAGTGATACTTGTCTTCTGAGGTGAGTGTTATGTGACAGCGGCAGCATCGTTCACGCATTCTTTAACCTCCCGAAGCCTAGTGTGACGTTGAGATGCTCAGCCGCTTCGAATACGAAACCATGCGCATTTCGCCCCCACTGAAGACGCCTGAAATCCCTCTCTCGCTTTTTAGCAATGGCATCTGCTTGCTTGCGGCTAACTTTGATGACGTTGAAATCTGAGTCTGTACATGGCTGCCCATCAATACGTAATTGCTTGAGTTGCATCTTCAGCTCCACATTGGGTTTTTATACTGCCTGCTCGGTATTGGCTCGTTCCGGAACGTCGGCAGCAGCGCGCTAACCAGCCACAGTCGAGGGTCGGCGGAGAGTGTCTTCTGAGTTTTGATGTTGCGAGAGGCGTATCGGGAAAGGAGTTCGTTAGCGGTGTCGAGGTCTACAGGATCGTGACAGAACCAGGATTCACGCATGGCTGCTTCCCTCGGTTACATATTCCGGCCAGTGCTTTTTCAGCACATCCACCGGCACCCTTAGCTTTAAGCCGATTGAGTAAGCCTTCACCTTTACAGCTGGCACCGTTTTGTTAATCGCTGCCGCCATGACGGGTACTGGAACTTTTCCTGCTACGCGTTCGATATACGCTAAGTCTTTATCTGACCATGCTTTCTTAGGCATTTTGTTTATCCTTCAGTTTCTGGTATTCAGAGTCAGCGGGGATAGTCAGCGCCAGACCGAACTGCGCGCACCACCGTTCCACCTGATTCAGGAAGTAATGCATCTCGCCTGAATCAAGACTGGATGTGTGCCGGGGTTCCCACGTGCTGACCTTCTCGCCGGTAACAAAGTCGGTGTATTCGACCTGCTCACAGCCCAGATAGGTTTTTTTGAGGTTCCGCTTTACCCACTCTGGCGAAGCGTCGGAGCGCCCGGACTTAATCAGGTATTCGCTGATTTCGCCGTACCACATGTGAGAAAGGGAGTTCTGATTGAGACTGCGCTTTTCTTTCCACGGCTTGAGGATTAGCCGGTAACAGTCGCCGGATTCGAGCAGGGGTTGAAGCTGTTGCCCGATGGCGTTGAAGTTTGACCTATGAAGCCGAAGGCCCTCTTTCGGTATCTCCATCGCGTTTGTCTCGCTTTAATGCGTCGCTAAGGGTTTTGCGGATAGCTGTAGGGAGTGACATAAAGCCTGCATAGCGCGTGGCGATAACATTAAGGTCATTTGCCAGCTTATCCAGTTCAGCGTCTGATATGACGTGCTCAGAGCGTTTTAATGGGATTACGTTGTTCATGCTTCCTCCTGCTTGCTGCGGGCCAGCCAGCCTTGCCATTCGTAGCGCGTCTGCTCCCAGTAGTAATTGCCGTCAGAATCGCGGTCCAGCCAGAAGTCCATAAACGCCTCATCTTTTCGCGCGTGCGCCTCAAACCGCTCCCTTTCCAGCTCATCGTTGTTTGTCATTGCCTTTCTTCCTCTATGCGGATAGACATCACGCCAGTCATGGTGGAGGCGCTTACATCCATCTGAGTTTTCTGCATTGCCAGCGGCTTGCCGTACACTTTGGAAACTTCGTGCAGGGTCGCCAGCGCCAGATTTGCAGCGTCAGCAATATCACCCTTTCCGGCATCGTAGTGCTCATTGAAAAGCGTGATGCCGAACCTTCCATTGCGGGAGCTAATCTGACACTCGAAGCTGCCATTGAAGCCAATTTCATCAGCTGCGCCTTTAACTGCCGATTCGTAATATTTGTCGCCTTTAACACCCATATCACTGCTCTCCGTTCTGATTGGGGGGCTGCCCCTGAAGCTTCATGATCGCACTTATAACTCTCACTAGTCGGTCGGTATTGCTCAGTGCAGCATGACGATGAAAATCCTTAACTTCGCCACCTTCAATTAGGTCTTTTGCCAGAAATGCCCCATCGTTCATGGATATTCTCAACAACTCTTGCCAGCCGCAGGGCCATGCGCACTTGATAAAATCACTGCCATGCTGCTCGCCCCGCTCCTGCTGCTCCAGTATGGGGAGTGCAATCTCAAGGGCTTGCAGGTGGTATCCACTGGTCAATGCCAGATGGCCTTCTTTTTCCAGCGATTTGAAAACGCTGATGAACTCTCTGCACTTCTCAGCGGTTAACTTGTTCATTGGTGACTCCTGTCTTCCTGCTCAAACTCAGCATCAACAATCGTGTCGTGTGCCTCACGTGCCAGCATGTCGATAGCGTGCAGGCGGTCCCGGAATTGCTCCGGCGTCAGGTCGCGCTTCTTAGCAAGGTCGATGATTGCCAGCGTCATGTTGCGGGCCTGACGCATCAGCGGTGGTGTTATTACCAGTTGAGTTACCTGTGTCATGCTGCACTCTCCCTTCCCTCAAGCCAGAAGAAAAATGCCCGGTCAACGGTGGCATCCTGATAGCCAAGATGTGATCGGGTCAGGTTGTGTTTATCGCCGTGCACGCTGCGATACAGGCGTTCAAATCGTATGCGGTTCATCTCAGTCATGGCGGCCACCTTTCAGACCAAAGCGGCGGCGAATATCAGCGAGATGATCCAGTGCCTTTTCGTTGCCGGTCGGGATGTGGAGTTGTGGGATCTGCTTGCGCGGCGGCGGGATGACTTCTCCAGCTTCAATGCGGCGGGACATCTTGCGCAGCTCATCGCCCAGGCGTTTACGGCACTCTGAGTCGGCCAGGTTGAATGATCGCATCTGGTTGTAGACCGCAGTCACCATGTGGAAACAGGCCGGGCTTTCCCATGGGAACTCTTCGCTGCTGTCGTACATGCCACGGTCCCGGCAGTACAGGCGGAACATGTCATACAGCTCCTCATCGGCTGGCAGACCGGCTGCGCGGTGTTCACCCTGCTTGCACCACTCGATAAACTGGCCGGGTGATGGCAGGAACGGCGAGCCACTGGCGCGGGCCAGTTTCATGCCTGCTGATAGCTGCTGCTTGTTGTGGATACCATTCTCTGCAAACGCGGCGATCCATTGGCGCTTTGCTGCGGCTTCGTCATTCGGGTTGCGCCATGCAGTGCTTACCGACGCCGGAAAGACCTGCTTCAGGTTTGAAAACAGGGCGTCTACCAGGCGCTCAACGTCTTCGTGCACTCCACGCTCAACCGGACGCGGCCCATCTCCTGCAATGCGAGCCAGTGCGCCTGCATCACGATTCTGAATTGCTGATACGAGATTTCTCATAGGAATTCATTCTCCCAGGCTTCGCGGCTGTTCCAGTGCTGAGCGGGTTGCTGAGCTACTGACTGCCGGTTGCGCCCTGGTTGGCTCATCTGCGCACGGAGTGTGTCCCACTTAGCGCGGAGTTTTGCAGGGCTGAGGATGTTGCTCTGCCAGAAGTGATCGGCGTTGGCCCACTTAAAGGTTTCGCAGATGTCGTGATGCGTTACCTCAAGGGCGCCTCTCATCAGGCGGATGTCGTTAGCCCAGGCGGGCCAGTTGGGTTGTTGTGCTGTTGGGGTAACCGTCTGCACTTTGCTGAATATCCACTCGGCTGCCTTCAGGTCATCAGCAGTTCCCCACTTGTCGCCTTTCGGTGAATGGGTCGCTGCTTCAGGCCGAATGACCGGGAGATTCTTCAGGGGGCTGTCGGAGGATTCGGCAGAATTCTCTGACGTAGATTTAATGTCTTTCTTGTCTTTTGTAATAGTGTCTTTTGTGTGTCCCTGTTTTGGTGACAACCCTGTCACCGTTTTGGTGACACTTTTTGTCACTGCTTTGGTGACAGTGACACCATCTTGGTGACACTCAGGAATTTGCCACTCCGTGAGGTTTTTATTTGGTCCAATTAGCATGCCTTCCCTGATCAGAACACACATCTGAATTAGCTCGTTTTTTGCCTTATTCACCTTCTGCCTGGGCAGTTTGGTGAGTTGGCTAATCTGACTATCAGCAATGCGATCCATCTTCTTGTTGAAGCCGTATGTTTTCCGGCAAACAGCATGCGCAACCTTCGCCTGATTCCTGGTCAGGTTGGCACCTATCAGCTCTTCGTACAGCTCGTTTGCCAGACGCGTGTAACCATCGTCTGTATCTGCCACACGTTGCTCCACGGCCCTGAGAGCGGGCCTGATTGGTGATACGTTGTCATGCGCAAGATTCATCGCCGCCTCCGCCAGAAGGAATGCCGGAGCGATAATCAGCGAGAATCCGCTTTATCTCCTCAGTGGTGCCATGAGAGAGAATCAGGCTGTCGAACCCACCATCCCGATCGAACTCTGCATCAACCAATAATTCAGCCAGGCG